TGGCCCGAACTGCTTAGTCATCTTTCTGACTTGGTATTGTGGGTCGATGGCGGTGAATGATCGGCTGCCGAAGCTGACCTTCTTCAGATATTTGGGGTCTGAAGAGGCCAGCTTGTCCCAGATGTCGAGGTTATTAGTCATTGTTGGTTCTCCTTGTTATGCGAAGTGATCCCCGCTTGTCTCGTTTGACTGTAAGGTGGTCGCAGTAAACTTCTCGCTCGTTACTATCGACCATTTGTTTAAGATCTTTCTTTGCGTTCTCGAACACGCGGTTCTGTTCGTATCCATTGATGTAGGTAATTGATGCGTCGATGAACTGGTTGTCTGTGCTGGCATCTCGCTTGACCATGTTGTCCACCTCAATCTTGTCAATGGAGATGTCTGGCGTTTGAACACCAATCGGTTCTTCGTCGCGTACAACGTAACCCCAGAAGTCTGACACCACTGCCCACATAGAATTGAAATACTTGTGGTTGTACGAGACATAGGTTGATTCCCATTTACTGTTGCCAAAGATTACTGAGAAGTATGCGCCATCTGCATCTGACAAGTAGCAGTACAGTTGTATCTGCGGCATGTAGTATTCGATAACATCATCTATAGATTTGTATGGGTTGGTGTGCTTGGCTTCGACAATGCGAGATCCCCATCGAGCATCGATTATGCCTTTAGCTGGCACGGTTCCGATCATATCTTCTAGCTCTTCTTGATGACCAGACAGTACGCAATCATGCTCATGCTCAAACCATTCAAGATTGAAGTCTTCAGTGCATCTACCGAGTTGTACTGCAATATTGCGAAACAAGTCGTCTGGCTCTACGCGACCAGTCTTAATCTGCCATAGCTCAAGCCAGTCGCCATTCATAATTTTTACGCAGTCGCTGCCGCCTATGAAACCTTTACGCTCCATGACGTAGCCTTGCATTAACGCCTAGATTATAAGTTAGCTCATCTTTAAGTGAGCTTACCATTTCATAGCTTAGCTCTATGCTTTCAGCTTTGATTATATCATCCAGTCGAGACAATACATAATACATACAGATGCGATCATCCATATCAGTTCTCCTTATTATTATATGGGTTAGACTACTGCATACTTGCAGCTTACTCAAGATATTTCTTAAGGTCAGCTTCTGTAATGTCAGTAAGTTCAAGCAGCTTTTTTCGCTGCTCGCCCTTGAAGTATGGCTCGCCAACAGGCTCACCATTCTTAATGCGCTTGGCTATAATTTCATACTCATCTAGTACATAAGTATACTTCTTGTATTCTCTGGCATAGTGCGGTGAGCTTGTGGCTTTGTTGATGTGTGCATCCCATACACTGCTAGCTACTGCATTGCCTAATGATTTAGGTTTCTTCATGGCTTGTAATACTCCGCTACTTTTTTACCGCTTGGAAGTTCGATCATAATTTTTTCTATATGATAGCCAGAAGTTTTGAGTTCAGATATTCTAGCTGACAATCTAAAGCAGCCAAATAAATCTAATGCTTCTAGTGAAGTTAATCGCTTACCTTTTTCAAGATGAGCTTTTATCATTTTGTTTTGATTTTCCATTTGCGTTCTCCATAAGTTTAAGGAATTGATCACCGCTCATGATGACCAGAGTTTGCGGACTTCCTATCCGTCTTTTATAGAAAGCAATGTCTCGCCTATCTAATACTGTGAATGGGCTAGGGAAGTTAGACTTATCCCTATACTTTACTTCTCCCACCAGTTCTTGTCCGAAGAGTTCGAGCTTGATGTCGCCGCTATACTCTCCGCCCAAGCTGCCTGAGAGGGGCTGCTTTTTCGCTTTGATCTTCGCTTTCGTAAGCCAGTCGACGAACCACTTTTCGTGGTAAGTTCCTTTGTTCTTGTTACGGTTTGCCATTTGTCCTCCTCATAGCAATGAAGGCAGACGTACCAATGCTTCTCGTAAGTAGCTGCGCTATTGTTTTTAAGTATTGCAACGAACCAAGTAGTAGTGGTTTGACACGCAATGCAATCAATCGCGCTTTTTGACTTCGATGTCATAGCCTAAAGCATCCAGCCAACACATCAACATGAACCCAGATGGGATACGCTTCTGTGCTTCCCACTTGTGGATCAGTGATACAGTGCATCCGATTTTATGAGCTAATGCTTCTTGGCTTAAACTTAGCTCGTACCGAGCGTCTGTTAATATCTTTACCAGAAGCGCGTAGTCTTTCGGTATGCTCACGGGCTTGTTGTATCGAGTGAAGTTCTTCGATAGCATTGATTACTTTCACTGCGGTATCGTATCTCAGTTCGGTATCTCCATTAATTGAGCGATAGTAAGTTGACGTTGGTACGCTTGCTCGTTTGAAAGAGGTGAGCAGAGAGATGTCTGTTTCCTCTGCTCTATCTTGTAGGTGTTTTAGATACGACTTCATACTGCACTAATGCAGCAAGTCACTCGTCGTTGTCAAGATCCTCTGGTTCTATTTCAATCTCGCAGTCACCGTTACAGTTAAAGCAAGTGTCTTTGTATTCTTCTTCGTAGCCTACATCGACATCGAAACCTTGCCTAATAAACCTTGAGTAAGTCAGAGTGCCATGACCGTAGCACTCTGGGCATTCAATAAGGGATGTGGTCATCAACATCTGGTATGTCATGGTTGTCCTCCCAAGCTTTGGTTGCACGTTGCAGAAACTTCTCACGATTAAAACGTGGGTTAGTTTTCTCTAGCTCATCAGCTATTGAATGCAGGTGAGAGGGCCAACCTACCATTGGCCCAATCGTGTCTGCAATAAATTCATAGTGTTGTTTACTCATCCGCATTTTTCTTTTCCATTTTCCAAACACGAATGCCTTCATCAACTGTTCTAGTCATTCCTTTATAACCAAATCTATTTAAAGAAGTGCGTAGACCCATTGCTTGCGATCTTGTTTTGAGGAGAACGCTATCTCCAATCTCCATTTTTGTTGCAAGCCTTGACCAAACACCTGATTTTCCGTGAGCAGATACTGGAATATTCTTTTCAATTTTATAGTTCATTGTGGTTCTCCTTTGATTTACAAATAGCCATACAAGATTCATATGACCCGTTACCTTTCCATGTGTGAAGGTTGTCGATACGACCTTCGTTAAGTTCCTCTTCTCCTTCAGCTAATGCTTTAGCTTTTGTTTTATGTTTAGTTGATAGCACTAATGTGCTGCCATCTGTGCGCTTGCTAAACCACCAAGCACTATTCATTCTGTATACTTCGCCGTGTCTCATGCCATCTCCGTCCATTGTTTTGATTTCATTGCGCTGGCAATCTGTAGCTCACGATTGTACTTAGCAATCTCTGGCTTACGCAGATCTTGTGTGTGCGTAGCCCAGTAAGTAAGGCAGTTGTATAGCGCCCATTTGTTGGGGCCGAGGCTACTACTTTCGTCGTTCCAAATACTTAGCAGGTTTTCTAGTTGCTTTTCGTTGGTCTTGGTGACTGACTGCTGGCGTGTGAATGCTTTGCAGACAGTCTTCTTAAAGAAGTTCTCGATTTGTGGTTGCTCTAGTCTGGTGTGCATCCAGCTTTGCCAGACATCTTTGCGAGATTGAAAGTGCTCAAGGCCATTGATTACCTTGGCTGCCGCGCCTTCGACGTTGATCGATGCGGTGTGCTTGTATCTACTGCGCGCCACTGTGTCGGGTGTGGTGCAACCATTGAGGCACCATAGCCGTAAGCCATTGGCTTGCTGAGAGAAGGACCAAGATGCATCGTAGCTATTGAAGAAGCTGACTCGGAACTTAACGTAGTCACCGACTGCTGGCATAACTGTAAGATTATTAAATAGTATCTCACCTCTTAGCTTGCGACCGTCTTCAAGCACATCGACGCTTACTTCATAATCGTCTGATAGATCTGCTGACTTTACTCCGTCAAGAACTGAGTTGACTACATCATCGTGTGATACAATCTTGTAGCGTGATCCGTGTACGCCCAACACCTGATCGGTGTCGGTACGCACAACAGCTTGATGACCAGCAATAATATTGCCAAGCTGATCATGGATTGGTTGTTGCTCAACAGGAAAGTTGAAGTCATTCATTGAGAAATGTTTCATGTTATACCTCCTCTAATTTTGCATGTATGTCTGCAAAGCAAACTGCAATTTGTTCCATTGCATGTGGTCTTTTGCAGTTTTTAATTACATCTGAGTGATCTTTGAAAAACTCATGGATCGCTTCGATGTCACCTTTGGTAAACATTACAGACAAAGGTAGCTCTGCATAATCAATGTAGTTGAGTCTCATGTTAGTTCTCCTTATGCATCTATAGTTATGGTTGCGTTGTTGATCTGCTCATGAATTAAATCAACAAGCTCATCTGTATGATCAGATATATCCCAGTCTTTTGGGCTTTGCTGATGCAGTTCTTCGCGCACTACTTCACGAATGTATTGCACAATCAGTGTGTTTAATTGAGTTGAGTTAAGATCCATGTTAGTTCTCCTTTGGTTATGCCCTGCATCATTGCAGTGACAATAGTTAAAGTCATTAGTTACCTTACGTCACTTTGGTTTTCGTTTTGGTTTTATCGGTGACGTTTCGTGCTTGTGAATGACGCACTGCACTTCACCGTGAGCAAGTGAAGGATTCGTTTTTAAAAACTGATCGCATTCTTCTGGCGAAGAGAATGCCACGAATGCAATCCAAACTGTCTTGAGCATTCTGCCTCCTAAGTTAGCAATGATAAGCATAGAAACAGTGCCGCGAAGAGCGACACTGCTGTGATGAGATTAAGTAGTAAAGATAGCATTACGCTGCTATCTTCTTGAATTTCTTAGGCTTGAAGTTTTGATTAGAGCTACCCTTGGGAAGCCAAGTTTCACCACCCGTTAGCTCCTTGTAGACTTCAAGGTCTGCATTATGACGATACTTTAGCTCGTCTATTTCTGGTGGAATACGTTCAAGGATATACTCACAACGTCTTGCTTCTGAAATGTCGTTCTCATTAACGGCTATATCGTATTGAGCTACAAGATCGTTGTAGTAATCAGACTTGAACTTAACTGCTCTTGCTGATGCAAAGCAAGCATCACGAGCAAGTGAAATAATGAATTGTTCGTTGACAACCCTTCCACCGACTTTGTTGTCAGGATTAGATATGTCGTGGTTATGATAGTTGATAACCTCTAGTTTCAGCTTTGCGAGTTCTGATAATGTTTTAGTCATTTGCTAGTTCTCCTATGTGTGTCGCGAGGACTACCCTCGCGATGACAGACAAATGGCACAGACTGAAACGCCCACGGCGCTTGCAGTTCGCAAGGAGCAAAGCGAAGCGTACCTTGCGAACTGTTGAAGGCTGATGACATGAAGGATGGCAAGCGAGGTAGCCGCAGAGACACAGGAGAACTAGCCCATGACGTACTATCAACGAGCTACAAGCTGAGACTAGAGGTTATTAGCTGTTTGGTTGTTGGTAGTTGTTATAGTCTGTCAAGTAGAAAAATGCAGTGTGACGTAGGGTAATTAGTATAGTGACGTAACGTCACTCTTGACAAGCACTGTAGAAATAGTGTCGTAATGGGGGGAGAGAGGGAGAGGGGGGCTAGTGAATGAGACATAAGCCCTAATGTTTAAACAATCCTTCTTTATGATAGCTTACTGAGTTTAGCTAAACACAGACGACAGCAGTTAGCTAGATGTTAGTCGTCAGCTTAGAAGAAAGGATTGTAGTGTGGTTCCCGCTAGGAAATTGACAGATAAACAAGAAGCTCTGGTAGATACACTCGTAGCTGAAGGGTGTACTATAGCTAAGGCTGCTGAGCTAGCTGGGTATGCTGCTGGCGAGTCTGGAAGAGTAAGTGCACACAGAGCGCTTAAAGCTCCACACGTGCAGCATTACATGCAGATGAGAATGAATGAAGTGTTTGGGCTTAGTGCTACTAGCGCTCTAGCTACAGTACGCCGTTTGTCTAGTGGTGCTAAGTCTGAGTACGTTCAGCTAGAAGCGAGTAAGGATTTACTGGATCGTGCTGGCTATAAACCTATTGATAGAAGTCAGGTACAGGTGGCTGGTGACATTAAGGTGACTATTGAACTAGGTTAATTCGTTGCAAGCTAGGCTGTAGCAGGGGGGTAGGGGGAAAAACCTAGCAGCTGGTTACTGTAATAGTCCCTCCCTCACATTATTAGCCCTAAAGGTTTGTGCATTGCCTAGTAATATTTTTTTAGTGTAGGGGTATTTCATGAGTAGGTATGAGAAAGAGCCTGAGGCACAGCCGCCTAGAGCGGATACGAGTGTTGCTAAGGCTGCATTAAAGAGTGTTGGATATGGTAGCAAAAAAGTATCAGAATCCTGAGGGTGGTTTGAATGCTGCTGGTCGTAGGTATTTTAAGAATAAGACTGGTGCTAATTTAAAGAGGCCTCAGCCTGAGGGTGGGCCTAGGAAGAAGTCTTTTTGCGCTAGGATGAGTGGCGTTAAGGGGCCGATGAAAGATGAGAAGGGTCGTCCTACGAGGAAGGCTTTAGCTTTAAGGAAGTGGAAGTGCTAATGTGTTTTGGTAGTAAGGTCAAAAGTGCCAAGGAGATTTACGAAGAGGAGAAGCCGAAAGAAAAGCCGCTTCTTCCTTTAACCATGAAGCCTGTTGAGCGCAGTGAACAGAAATTGAGTGATGTTCCTCGAAAGACTTTATTAGGAGGTTATTAATGCCAAAAGGTAAGGGAACTTATGGAACTAAGGTTGGTCGTCCTCCCAAGCAGAAGCCAAGTGGAAAGAAGAAATAGTGGCTGAAACTGTAGAGCAGCGTTATGACCGGCTTTCTAAGGAGATGGCTGAGTTCGAGGAGATGGTTCCTGACGTTGCTCGAGACGAACCTGATGCCTCTTCGTCTGACAAAATGAAGCGTAGATATGTTAATAAGACGCGCAAGGCTGTAGAGTATTTCCGCGACAGGCATCCTAAGTATAAGAGTTTATTAAAGCAGCTTGAGTCTATTGAGACTAAGTGGGATAAAGAAGGGAAGCATATGTAATGGCTGTTAATGCTGCTGGTAACTATACCAAGCCTAAAATGCGGAAGTCTTTGTTCAACAGAATAAAGGCTGCTAATGTTCAAGGCACTGCTGCTGGCAAGTGGTCAGCTAGGAAAGCGCAACTCTTAGCAAAGCGTTACAAGGCTGCTGGTGGCGGTTACAGATGAGAGCGCCTCAAAAGTCATTAATGAATTGGGGCAAGCAAAAGTGGCGCACCAAATCTGGCAAGAAGTCTAGTGAGACTGGCGAGCGTTATCTTCCTAGTAAGGCTATCGCTGCTCTTAGCTCTTCTGAATATGCAGCTACAACCGCAGCTAAACGAAAGGGTAAGGCAGCAGGTAAGCAGCATGTGGCTCAACCGAAAGCTATTGCCAACAAAGTAAGGAAGTATAGAACATGAATGAAGTAACTCAAGTGTGGCGCTTTAAGCAGATGGCAAGTGCTGTCTTAAAGTCTGACAGCCTTAAAAATCAATTAGAAATGATTGAGGCTATGTATGAAGAAGCCAAACCCTCTATTGGACAGCCGCTTCAAGAGCTTCTAGAGAAAGACTTAGGCTAACATGGCTTGGTACACAGCAAACGATAATAAAATTTACACAGGGCCGACTCACACATTGGGCGGTACAACTTACTCAGGGGCTACTCGAACCCCTTCTTCGCGGCGACTTGTTGAAGGCCCAGACCCAAAGCTAAAAAAGAAAGCTGCTAAGAAGTGAGCTTTATAAACACGATTAAACAGCAAGACTTAGATCTTTTGCGCAATATTGTGCGCAAGGTGCATCTTGCTTACGTTGTGGAGAAGTTTGGTGAAAGCAGCCACTTGGTTAGTGACTCTGCTTGCGATAAGCTGATTGAAAGCATTGCGCCAGAAGTGGTGGAGGATATGATCCGCTTTGGAGTCGACAAAGGTTATAGATGATTAACTTCAAGTACAAACCCGATGGCGATGTACTCAAGACCTTTATGAAAGATGATACCTTCTTTCGTGGCGTAAGAGGCCCAGTTGGTTCTGGAAAGTCTGTTGGTTGTTGTGTTGAAGTATTTCGCCGCGCTATTCAGCAGAAGAAAGGCCCAGACGGAATACGCAAAAGCCGCTGGGCTATTATTCGTAATACCAATCCACAGCTTAGAACTACTACTATCAAGACTTGGCTGGACTGGTTTCCAGAATCAGACTGGGGCAAGTTTACTTGGTCAGTGCCATACACCCA